ACCCATACTAAATCCTGACAAGCCAGCACTAAGCAGTGCAAGACCTGTATTACTTTTAATCCTCGGTCGATCAATCGGTCGTGCTGGATCAATCCACGTTCGTTTTTGATACCGTTGTTGACCTGCCTTCGTTGACGCTGATGCAATTAACGCTCGTTTCTTATCCATAGACAATCCTCTACCAACAAAAGCAAATCCTCTATCTTGATTGAAGTCAAATTTATTTTGTTTCCTAACGACATCATTAATTAAATTAATAAAACTATTACCTGTCTTACCACTCGCTAATATTTTTCCTGATGCTTCTAATGCAGCTATACCTGATTCTTGTTTCTTAAATGATTTAGCTTCTTCTTCTTCAAACCATCTTGTATTGATTGCAGCCCAATCTTGTTCTAGTCCTCTATCAGCTAAGTAGTCAGTCGTTTCTATTTGTAGATCTTGCATCCGTTGTTTCTGATCTTCTTCTGTATTTCTTATTTGTGTCTGTAACTTCGCAACTTCAAATGCAGCACGCTGATTTTGATTGGCAACATCTATCGCAGCATTTTGAGCAGCAACATTTTGCTGATGCTGATAAAAGCTAAGTCCTGCTGACAGGATTCCAACGACAATACCGACTGGGCCACACATACGTTAGATCCTCACGAACTCATAGAAGAGGCGGCTCTCTGGTCCCCATTGTGGATGCTTTTTGATGAAGGTAAACCCCATCCATCGAAGCCATTTAATATGTACTTCATTCCTAGCATCAACTATGTTAAATAATAAAGGATACTTTAATTGTAGTTTAGCGAGTTGTCGTTTCGATTCAGCCAAGAACCACAATTTATCTTTTTGATCTTTCACCATATCATCGCAACCTAGCATCCAAATCCTGCCAGTATCACGACCTTCAGGGACAACTCCATAAGCTCCCATTAAATATCCATTTCTACTAACCATAGTCATACAAGGCTTACTCATAAAGAAACAATAGAGAAGACCACTCTTCGGAGTATCACCTGATTGAGCTAGTATTTCATCAACATCTTCTTGTCGTAAATTTTCAGAAATTGTTCCAATCTCTTTTATTGTTGAAGTTTTTATATAAGATTCCATCACAGTCTCCTTGTTCTTGTATGTAACCAACCTTCCCATTCGGCTGATTGAAAGCGACAAGGTAAAGGACTGCTACTGACAATTTCTACTTTAGTATCTATATTCCTAGCCATTACTGGTACTTTAAATGATCCTGTATTTAAACTTGGACTTCCTAGTAGTGGTGGGCTAGTACCTAAAGAGATACCGTTGTAAGGATATGTTTGAACATCTCTACCAGCAGGTGTAATTTTCAATTCAAAAGCTGATGTCTCATCAAAGATGACAGACCAATTTCTCATTTGTAAATAAGGTCCAGCAGCTACAGCAACACCTCCACCTTGAGGTTCTTCTTTTAAATAAGGTGTACTAAATTCATAAGTCATGTCATATAACTCACCAACATAAAACTTTGTACCTGTTAAATCTCCCAACACAGTCATAGTTCCGTTACTACCAGATCCACCTGTAAGAGTTTCACTCGTTGGCATGATGACTTGACCATGACGAATAGTAATTAGATTTTGAAATGTATAAGTATGTGCAGTCGATGTAGCAGTAACAGCAAGACCTACACCTTCTCCGATTGATTTATTCCATAGGTGAGAAGGGAAACTATTGATCGTTACATTGTCAGAACTGTTACCTGTTGTTCTTGCATTAGTTGCAACACCTGAACCATTAACAGTTAAACCACCTGCATCTCTAATAGAAATTGCTGTTCCATTTGACGGTGCGGAAGTTGGAAAGTTCTGTTCATCTGCGTATGCTCCTGTGTCGTATCTTCCGACTACTGCCATGATCCCTGTCTTGGAAATGGGATAAGGCAAAGTAATTGTTGATTGTGCTCCTAGTCCTCCAGGGTTTGTAACAGCTATAGAACAACTTGCTTCTGTTGTTTTTCTATCTAGTAACAACTCCATTGAAGTTCCTGAATCTACAGACTCTGGACGTAATGAAGTCTTCTCTAAATAAACACCATCAGCATATTGAGTAACAATGTATAGATCATTATCTAAAGTAAACGTACCAAGAATTGTTTTCTCTCCTTTCATTTCCCAGTAAGACCAGGCTGATTGTAACTTTTGATCTTGTTCAAATAAAAATTTATACAAATAGATTCTCTTTGGTTGATCCTTGCTTAAAGCAATGATTGCTTCTTCTGATACTGATGAGACTAGGTTGATTAAGTTAGCAGGAATATATCTAGGAATAGAAGCTGTCACTTCAGATGTATCAGGAACTGATCCCGTTACATCAGGTAGAAAGTATTCACGCAATCCACTGAACTCTCCCTTTGGTAGAGGGAAGAAACAAGTACGACCTACTGCTATGGGATCAACTCCTGTATCCATTTCAAATCTGGTCATTGCTGTAATCGTTGCAGTTCTAGGAGTTAAAGGAGCTGCAACACCTGAGCTACCTGTATCTAATCTGAACTGACCAATACGACTGAAAAGTAGAAGTGTATTAGCAAAAGATAAACTACTGACCAAGATATTTACATCAGTACCACCTGCGTTTAAGTCAATCGGATCACTATCTAAAGTTGTTTGAACTGTCTCAGGCCAGAATCTTCCATAGTCAGCAGCGGCTGAAAGGATTACTTTCTCATCTGCTAGAAAAACCAATCGGTTCCTAAAGACATTGATGCTTTGAATAACTTGTCCAACGAAAGAAGGATTACTTGCAGTTGTAGTATCACCTGCTATTCGATGTGACCAAGTATGTTTCTTAAATGTAAAGTCTCCATTGTCTTCTCTCACTAAAACGTGAGGCATAGTAGCAGCATCAAACTGATAAACAATTCCAGGTGCTACTGTTTCTCTCCATATCCCTTCACCGAATCCACTATTACCAGCGGATAATTCAAACTTCACATAGTAATCATCTAAGGATGTAGAGGTAGTTCCTTGAATCTTAATGATGTGACCATGTTCTGCTCTGGTAGGTAGATCAGTAATGCCATCAACAACTGCCTTAACAACCTTTGTATCTATACCAGTTGTATCATCTGTACTTGTTAATGTGTAATCTCCACCGTCATCTTTTGTGATGCGGATAATGAAGTCATCATTGGTAACAGTAAAGCCAGAGATTGTATTTAACGATGTGGCTAAAGTGTTAGCAATAGTGACTGTGCTAGCTGTTCCGTTCCCTGCTGTTGGTGTCGTATAAGTTTTAGCAGTTCCGTTTAATGTGACTGTGTAAGTTGTATTTAAGTTAGCTGCTTTAACAAAGACAATTGATTTAGTTCCAAAGGTAGGGGAAGTAGTTCCTGCTGTAGCAACAACCTTCTCTTTGTTATTAATAAATGAATAGTCAGCAATACTTGTTAGTCGAAATTGATTAGCAGGATCAGAAGTATTTGCCACATCTAAATAACCTTTACCATCAGGGAAAGCAACAGTTTGTTCGGCTCCATCTAATCCAAATACTTTTAGATCTCCATCTGTAATTAGAACGATGTATCTAACAACTCCATCTCTATCGACTACATCTATAAATGGTCTGGTACTACCTGCACTACCACTAAACAATTCATCAACATGTATGAAAGGAGGACGTTTCTTTAATCCTTCTACTGAACTAGACATACAGTTAATAACTGATTCTGCCTGTGATGCCAGCCTTAATGCAGCGGGTTGTTGACTAACACCATTGATAAGGTTTGGAATAGCAGTACTAACTAAAGGCATGGCTTATCGAATAAGAGCACGACTAGGTATGTATGTTTGGAATACACCCGTATGATTTGGATTACCTCTTAGCATATTGTGTTCACTCTTAGTTGTTTCTTCTTCTAGGAATTGAGATCTTGCTTCTGATTCTGCTGTTAAATTAATAGATCCTAAATCTGTACTTCCGACAATTGATTCTTGTAATTGTCTTCCAGCTCTAGTCATTATGTATTGATGAGCATGTTCAGGAAGATCATCCCAATCAAGCATGTAAGTAATATCAGCTTTTAAATCTTCAGTAAAGACAGAAGTTTGACCACGCCTGTCATATAACTTGTTGTTCTTTTGAATAACGTCATAGTCAGGGAACTCATAAATGTCTACAACTACCCTGCTTACATTTGCACCAACAACAATCTCATTGCTGGAATTTCTATTCATTGTTACTTCATAGTCAGTATTGAATGACCATCCTTCAGCTTGTACTTGACGGCTCACATTAGTAAGAGTGTCTTGTGCTTGTTTAGCCAAACCAAACTGACCACTAAGACTATTGACGGGTGCTTCCCCCATCATTTGCAGTACTCGGTTAACTGCTTCTAATTCAGTAGAACGTGCAAGGACCATAACAAATAAAAAAAAGGGGGAGACCTTCGACTTCCTCCCCCAGTACAGAAGTTAACTGGTAGCCCAGTAGATTTCAATTGCACAGTCAGGACGTAGAACGCCAGTACCGTGAGCCATAGAACCGACCATGAATGTTCCCTGCCATAAAGCATGAACATCAGATCCTGTTTGTTCCATCTTGAGATCCATCAACTTCACAGTACCAACAGCTTGCTTGTTAAATACAAGGCCAACACTGTCAGTGT